AATGGTTCAATGACCAAGGGAGCTGTAAAAATTGGTGAAGGTAAGTACGGTAAAGTGTATCGTGGGTGTGTAGATGAGGGGTGTGAAAAGTACATCGTCTATAAAGAAGTCAGACTACCTTCACTGAGTGAAAAGACGAATAATGTACCGTTAAAAATTTTCAAAAATATCTTCGATGAAATGAATCTAAAGATGGAATTTACCATCGCGAAAAAGTTGGAAGGTTTTGGGGTTCCCAAGATGTACCTCTACAAATCGTGTGATGGTAAGGATATTCTCTACTCCGAGTACGTGAATGGTAAAGAGTTGGGTGAGTGGATGTGGAACAAACCTACACTCAGTGCGATCAAATCAGTCATGACACAGGTAATCTATAACCTCTACCGTATTCAACAGAAGTATCCAGGGTTCCGTCATCACGATATCCACATTGGAAACATTTTGGTGCGTCCAGTGCCCACAAAGGATATGAAAATCAAGTTGAGTAACAAGACATTCACAATTTCGAATGCAGGTTTTGAAGCTGTCATAATTGATTTTGGGTTTGCTGTATTCCCAAGAATTAAGAACCCCCTCATCAATACCAATCAATACAAGAACATTGGTATCTCCCGGAAATCTGACAAACACTACGATTTACACGCATTCTTAAATTCCATACACGCCATGGTTCGACAACCACGGACCACGACGGAACGTATAGTGAAAACATTTGTGCAGTCTCTTTTACCAGACAAGTATCTTGTAAATAATTCGAATGTTGTAAAGAACTATAGGTTGAGGGGTAACAAGACGGTGAATTTGAGCTTCGAGGGGGTTCTCTCTAAACCTTTCTTTACGGGTGAAAAGACCGTGATGGTTCCCATGCCCAAACCTCAAAAGCCTGTCATCATCATGGTTCCTAAAAAGAAGTTTCAATCTCCCGCCAATAAGAAAGCAGCGATAGCTCGTGCAGCTGCCATGCTAAAAGCTATACCAAAAAAACGAAAGCCCATCATTCGTCGAAAATAATATTGTACCATAGTATAAACAATGCTCGCTTTCATCATCCTTGCGATTATCAACATCATCATTCTGATGAAAACTGGACAGGCCAAGAAGGTTGTGGAGGGTGAGAAGGGTTGGACTGTTTACGGGACCATGGGATGTGGTTGGACTCGTAAACAATTGGAACACATGAAAAAGGCTGGTAAGGCTCACACCTTTGTCGATTGCGACAAAGAGGAGTGCAAGGGTATGAAGGCCTTCCCCACTCTCGTCAGCCCTGAGGGTGAGAAGACTGTTGGGTACAAGGAAGTTTAAATACCACGAACAACTTGGAGACCGAGAGCAAGCACGAAAGCATCCAGCATGGTAGAAATGGGTTTGAGCACGGTGATGTGCTTCACCAGGGATCGGTTCCAGACGAGGCGGAGTAGGAAAGTGCTGATGAGCACAGTGAGCACGAAGACGAGGAACTCGGTGAGTGCGTCAGACTTAGTTTGAGCCTTGGTAACTTCTTGAATCATTTGTTATGTACATATATTTTTTTCTGGACAAACTATAAATGAAGGCACCACCCCTGAGTGGTTCCGAAAGTAAATTCACAAACAGACGGTGGGGAACAACGACTGGTATTGGAAACAATAACTGCTATGCCTATGCTGTGGGTGACTATGAGGCATACAGGTGGCAAAAGTCTATTCCTGGTGACCGGTCTGGGATGTCAAACGGGAATCACAACTACACCCACTGTACAGGTCTTCCTAAACGTGTCGTCTCCGATAACCCCAAGAAGGTCTATATGGTCAAAGCTAATGAAAAATGTAAAAAGGGATACTTCAAGGTGATGATGTTTGTCTCTCCTGGGAGACCCACAAACTATATCCGTCAAGGTGATTTCCATTTTTACAAGCAACATGGTGTGGTGGAGTACAAAATCAAGACTGGTGACACTATCGTATCCGTTGCCAAATTCTTCGAGATTCCCGAATCACGGGTGAAGAAGGCTGGTACATTTAAAGTTGGTAAGCGTATCGTATTCAAGGCGAATGTATTCAGTCACAAGCGTGGGTGGGCTACTGGGCCACTTCTGACTGATGCGAAGGGAAAGGCTATCATGGATCCTCGCAAAGCTTCTAGGAACTATCCAGGTCTAAACTATGAGAGGTACTGTAGTTCATTCTGCGTGAAGAACACTGGGATCAAAGTCGGTAAGACTCATCCCAAGGTCCGCAAGAATGCTGTCTAGGTCGGGTAAATTTTCTACGTCAAAATTGATATCGAAAAGATCCATCACATTAAAAATAGATTCCTCATTCAAGGACACAGAGTTTGCCTCTGCTGTGTAATTGTTTTGAATCGTGACTATAATCTTAAATTGAGAAGCATCAAATACTTTCCTGCAAGTTGGGCATGTATTCTTACCTTGGTCTTTCCACCTCTGTAGACAGTGGGAATGAAATATGTGTCCACATCGGATCGGAGGATTTGTCCTCGTCGATCGGACTTCACCGAGACATATGGAACACGTCGACATTCTATAGGAAGGATTTAAAGTTTTTTTGGTGATTTCTCTCAGTTAGTACACATCGGGCATCTTGAGGAGGGGTACGTTGCAGTTGTTGCAGTTCGCCTTACCCTGTTGCTCCTGTACCTGCGACATGAGTTGGGGACCTTGCTTTTGGAGAAGTTGGCGGTACGAATAATTGTCCTCGAAGGAAATGTTGTTCTGCTTCATGATGTAATTGTTAAAGAGCTGGGCTGAAGAGTTAATGGTGAAGCACCGACCGTCGGCCATACCAAGTCGCTGAGACATTTTTATTACAATACCATTAGAAATTAATTCGCCTATTAGTAATCGTCTTCATCCAAGATTCAAACCCCTTCTCTCTGAGCTTTTTGATAAAAGGGTCACATTTATACCCCAAGAAAATGTCAAAGACGTCAGTCTCCTCGGTGCGAGACACTCTAATGTCGACATTTTCATTGATGTGTTGATTGATGATATTGTATCCAAATGCAATCTCTTTTAGGGTCTCCGCACCAGTGATAATGATCTTCCCAGTACTGAAGATACTGCAAGTAATCTCCTTCATGTCATGGGCTGGTTTGAATTTAATTTTCACTGCTGAATACCTGTCTGGTTCGAAAGAAACTTTGAAGATGTCATTGTACTCTTCGAACCAGTCAGCCACTTTCATGAGGTTGACGTTATAGTTGAGACTGAAGTTGGAGTTGATCATCACAACTCGGAAGGAATCACTAGAAACATTGATTTCCAATCCCAAAAAATTCTTGAAGATCTGGATGAGTTGGGTGATGATACGCTTACAGTCAAAGAGGTCACAGCACCCCGCAACTTGAATCGAACCGTTGGGGAACACCTTGACAGACTTGGTACTGTAGGTGTCGTGGTACGTTAGGGTCACTTGGTTATAAAACGTCGTCGGTTTCAACTTCCACTCAAAACCATCCGTGGTCGTTCCCTCACGTCGCATCTTGTAGGACCCTATCCTCTCAAAAATGCTTCGGAGTCGCTTTATATCAATCTCTTGGATAAAGCTCGAGACCATAGTGATTGTCGTAATCTTTATCCATGAGGGCCTCGTCTCATCTGGTAAGGCTTTTCGTATCTCATCGAGCGTCAGGAGATAGGAAAAGCTATTATTTGCAATAGTTGAATACATACTTTTTACATTGTGGGTGGCTCACTTAGGTGTTCGTTTAGGGAATTATATATAAATCATTTATTATTCAAGAGTTGATTGTATCAACTTATCAATAATGAAATTTGGGAATTTTAACAGTACATCGAATACTTGATAGATTTAAGTCCATACCCGGCATCAGTGGCTGCGGTCCTCGCAGTGGAGGTAGCAGTCTTTGCAGCCCACTTTGCAAGAACCTCAGCATCTGTGGTCGCCACACATGCGTCAGCAGCACCCATACCCCCTCCACCAAAACCCGCGTACCCAGCATCCTTAATTGAATAGTTACAGTTACCACCAACCTTGGTCACGTCGACTTCAACCATTTTGCAATGTTTATCAGTTTTGCGCATCGCGATATACTTCTTATTGGTTGCACTGGAACTTAATTCGTGAAAGGTGTGTGATATACCCCCATTTGGGGTGGGGTCGTCACTAGAAACGGGTACAC